TCAGCAAGAACTAATGTACTTTGTCTGCTCTGCTTTTTACAATATGGATAAAAGCCGTAGTAAAATTGTGAGTTTTTTGATGAAAATTTTTCCTCTCTATTTTCCTGCTGGAGAAAGTGTATTGGCAAAAAGATGCCGGGATTAGAAAAGGTTAGGGAGAGAAGAGAAAAAGAAACAACAGCGCTAGTGTCACATTAAAACCGGAACACTAGCGTTTGGCAATTAATTTAATTTCCCCATTCAAGGCATATGTTTACTCAATTGGATTATATGGAGAAACGTGGTTCTCCGTCAGGTACGACTTTTTGCCGTCAGCTATTTTGAATCAGGAGGACAGTTGATAGAAAAATCTTAAGTCTATTCAAGAGATGAGTAGAAAGAGGCAACATCACCATCCTTCATTATATAAGAAATCTGCTTATTCTTCTCCGCTATAATCTTTAATTGCTTCTTTTCTTCTAAAGTCCAGTTCTTGATTTTCTTAAGTTCTGAAATTATTGAATGAGTTTGTTTAAAACTGTTGCTATTTTCCAAATCCATAATAAGTTTCTCTTTTTCTTTGTCTTCCTTATTATCTATCTGTCCATTATGGCTTACCTGCTCTTGCTTATTTATGTAATGGACAGCCATCAATTTTTCATTCGATGCAGTTGTATCAATAATGGTTTTGACTAATTTGTCCAATTCAGATCCTTCTGTATAGTCTGCAGGAGTATAATATTTTATGCGCTTATCTTCCATCATTTTATAGACTTTTCGTTTATCTTTTGTTTTTGGATTATAAACTCCAATAGAATGACCTGAATAAGAATTAATGAGTTTCATACAAGGTATATCCGTATCACTATCACCTATATATACCATATTTCTGAAAGGAATACGAATGTCCTCTGGTTTAAAATAGTCATTGACACCTGAATCATTCACATCTAATGTCCCTTTTTCTATTCTAAAAAGGAATTGAGTCTTGCTCGTGTAATTAATAACTTGTGCTGGCCATTGAGCAACACCATCTTTATCATAATAGAAGGAACTGGCATAAATTTTTTCAAATTCATTAGCGACTTTTGTACCTTCTATCATTTCTTTAAGACCTGATGAAATGATATAATGCTCTACAATAACTCCTCTTTCCATGCCATAGTCTCTAATGCGCTTAAACCAAGTCTCAACACCGGGGAATAATTGTACTTTCGCCCCATAATCCATTAATGCCTTTTTATTAAATATGACTTTTCCATGCGCTTTCTGAATCATGGTAAACATGTAAGCCAAATTTTGATCCATGTCATTCTCTTCAGCTAACCCATTGGACTCTTTCCAAAAAGATTCGACTTCATCCCCAACAGATTGTATATACCCTTGCGCTTGCATGTCATCTGGTGATAATGTCTTATCAAAGTCATAACATATTGCAACAACTGGTTTACTTTCCTTTGTTTTTCTAATAAATTCTTTACTCATATGCTATAATAAAAAAATGAGACACAATTACTATTAATTATGCCTCATTTATGATTTATCTATTCAGTAATTTCTTACTTTACTACTTTGAATTACTTATTATTTGACTTCCTCAAAGATAATTACTACTGTATATCAGTATATTATATACAACTTGGTACAAATATGATTACTTTACTTCGTTTACTCTATATTTCAGCCTTAGCGAGAATAGAAAAGCTACCGCAAAAAAACTTTAACTTAGTTTAACTATACTGTTTTTGACGATTTCTATTTTCTCTTGTTTTCAGATAGTCTTCGATATTTTCTCTTATTATGCTTTTCTTTTCATAAGCTATTGATTTGCAAAACGGTATCTATTTTTTCCTTTCGTTTTTTATGAAAAAGTGTTATACCTTTGCATTGCTAAATAAAAAACAATAGGCATGAAGCAAAAACAATATATACTCCATTCTTTGACAATAGAGGTCATTGCGGTGTTGCTGGCTTCAATGATTGCATTTCAAATATGCAATATGCTTAGCATACGAATGAGTTTGCTTCCGTTCGTTATGGCTGTCGGATATGTGATACTGAAACTTCTATATCATCTTTGCATCTCTATAGCAAGATACATTATAGAAACTCCTTTGTCACATTTGGCATTAGCCGATGAAGTGACAGATAAAAAGACTTCGGCTGTTGCATCCTTACATACCCAAGATTGTGTAGAAGTACAAAAAAGGCGTATGGAATTATTCCATTATGAATACCAGCATGAGCAACAACAATACAAGCAACAAAAAGAAAGAGAAGAAGACGAGAAATTAAACGCTATCCTGAAATACACACGAGATACATTCAAGCGTTTTAATTTGGACGAAACAGAGATTTACCAGATTTGCGAATCTGTCCGCTATTTTGTGACTAATCGCCAAGTGCTTTCCATGACCGAGATTCATATAAAGAAACATAGTTCGCTCACACAAATCTCTTTAAAGAACTTTGCTTGGAACATCGCTTTCCAATATAATATAGGTGGAGATGTAACTACATCATTTGTGATGGCGACATTTGCCGAATGGTTCACTAACTCCACGTTTGACACCGTAAGAAAGAATCTGCGAACTACAACAGGTCGGCATAAAATTGAAATTGACGAAAATATCCTGTCGAAATACGGTATCTAAGCCATTTTTTCGCTTCCAAATAATAATTATTATCGGAAGTTGCTTATGTTATCAGAGTATTTATATAAATTTGCTCTTGAATTAAAACGTTTTACCTCATGGCTAATTTGAACAGACTAAAAGTCGTACTTGCAGAACAACAAAAAACAGGAAAATGGCTTGCAGAACAGATTGGTAAATCCAATTGCACTGTGAGTAAATGGTGTAGTAATTCTGTTCAACCAGACCTCAAAACCCTTAATGATATAGCTAATGTTCTTGATATTGATGTGAAAGATTTGATTGTTAGCAGTAATAAATCTTAAAACAATTTATTATCATGGAAGTAAACAAGAAAGAACTCAAAGAACAAGAGATACGCACCTTGTTCATTACCCCTGCACTCCAACAAAAGGGCTGGGCTGTAAGCGTAAATATGCGTGAAGAGTATTATTTCACGGATGGTCGAGTACTTGTTGTTGGCAACCAACATTCAGTAGCAGAGGGTAAAAAAGCTGATTATCTATTATACCATAAAGGTAAGCCCATTGCGGTAGTAGAAGCTAAAGATAATAAACATGCGGTTGGGGGTGGCATTCAACAGGCTATGGAATATGCCCAAATCCTTGACTTGAAATTTGCCTACTCCTGTAATGGTGATGCATTCTTGGAACATGACTTTATCACGGGGAAAGAAACTGAAATCAAGTTAGAGGATTTTCCGACAGAGGAAGAACTATACAACCGTTATCTGGCATCTAAGAACTATACATCGGATGAACTCAACATAATAGAAACTCCTTTCTACTATGATGTCCATAGCCATGAACCAAGATATTATCAACGTATAGCAGTTGACCGTACAGTAGAAGCTATTGCAAGAGGACAGCAACGTGTACTTGTCGTAATGGCAACTGGTACTGGTAAGACTTTCACTGCTTTCCAGATTATCCATCGTCTCCATAAAAGCGGAGCAAAGAAAAAGATTCTTTATCTTGCAGACCGAAATATTCTCATTGACCAAACAATGGTGCAAGACTTCAAACCTTTCAAGAAGTTTATGACTAAGATAACTTCTGTTGGAGAAGGTGAAGAAAAAATTGATTCATCATACGAGGTATATATGGCTTTATACCATCAACTGGTCGGAAAAGAGGGCAAGCCAGATCCGTTTTTGGAGGTGCAGCCAAACTTCTTTGATTTGATTATCGTTGACGAGTGCCATCGTGGTAGCGCAAAGGACGATTCTGCATGGCGCAAAGTATTGGAGTATTTCAGCTCGGCTACCCAAATCGGTATGACTGCTACCCCGAAAGCTGATGAAGGAGCAAACAACTTGGATTATTTCGGAGAGCCGGTATATACCTATTCCCTTCTTCAAGGAATCCAAGATGGTTTCTTGGCTCCATATCGGGTTACTGCCGACTTCATCAACGTTGATTTGCAGGGCTGGACTCCCGATGAAGGTGAAATAGATTTGTTAGGAAAGGAAATTGAACAGAAATTATATCAAAGACAGAATATAGGTCGTGACCTTGCCATTAAGTTAAGGCGTAAAGTAGTAGCACACAGGATTACCCAAATGTTATACGACATCGGTCGTATGACAAAGACAATCGTGTTCTGTTCAGATATTGAGGAAGCCGCCGAAATGCGAACACTGCTTATCAATATGAATAGCGATTTATGTAAAAAATCTCCTTACTACGTAACACGCATTGTCGGAGAGGACAAAGAGGGGAAGAAGCAGTTAGACAACTTTATCAGTGTTGACGAGCCTTATCCGGTAATTGTTACTACCTCCGAACTTCTATCTACAGGAGTGGACTGCAAAACTTGTGGCTTAATCGTCATTGATAAAGAAATTGGCTCTATGACGGAATTTAAGCAAATCATCGGGCGTGGCACACGACTTAGAAAAGACAAAGGCAAGTGGCATCTGGAAATCCTTGACTTCCGTAATGCAACGGCAAAATTCAAAGATCCTGCATTTGATGGCGATCCAGAACCGCCAAAAGGAGGTGGTAAAAAGCCAAAGCCTTACAAAATCATTGATACTCCAGAAACTCCCACTGTGTCTGAGCCTCATGAGAAATATGTCATCAATGGTAAAGATATTCGTATTGCTCATGAGATAGTATCTGTTTTGGGAGAGGATGGCAAAACCATGAGAACGGAAAGCGTTCAGTCGTTTGCGAGAAAGCAACTGTTGCAACACTATCAAAGTTTGGATGATTTCGTACAAACGTGGACTGAAGCAGAACGCAAACAGGCGGTTATGGATGAGTTAAAGGAATATGCCATCTTGATAGACGCAGTACGTGAAGCGAATCCTGCATTGAAGGACGCTGACATCTTTGATGTGATATGTCATGTTGCGTTTGACCAACCTCCTTTGACCAGAAAAGAAAGAGCGAACAATGTTAAGAAACGCAACTATTTCGGAAAGTATGAAGGCAAAGCTCGCGAAGTATTGGAGGCTCTTCTTGAAAAATATGCAGAAAATGGCATTCTTGATTTTGAAAAGGCGAATATATTGGAGATACCACCATTCAATAGCATCGGAAAGCCGACTAAAATCATAAAGTTATTCGGTGGCAAAGTCGCTTTTGAACAAGCTATCAGAGAACTTGAATATCAAATATATAAATCAGCTTAAAAATGGCAGTAAACAACATCATAAAGCGAATCCAAAATATCATGCGTCAAGATGCAGGTATCAATGGTGACGCACAGCGAATAGAGCAAATGACTTGGATGTTCTTCTTGAAAGTCTATGATACTCAGGAAGAGACATGGGAATACAAAGATGAGAACTATAAGTCTATCATCCCTGAAGATTTGCGTTGGCGCAATTGGGCAGTAGACGAGAAAGACGGCGAAGCGTTGACAGGAGAAGCATTGCTCTCTTTCGTCAACGAGAAATTGTTTCCTGCCTTGAAAAATCTTCCGATAGATGCCAATACACCAAGAGCCAAAAGTATTGTTCAGGAAACATTTGCTGACTTGAACCAGTATATGAAGAATGGAACGCTTCTGCGCCAAGTAGTCAATATTGTAAACGAAATTGAATTTGACGATGCAGACGACCGTCACACATTCGGAGATATTTACGAAGGTATCTTGAAAGACCTACAATCAGCGGGAAATGCCGGTGAGTTTTATACCCCACGAGCATTGACCGATTTTATTGTGATGATGCTTGACCCGAAATTGGGCGAGACCTTTGGTGACTTCACCAGCGGCACAGGAGGTTTTCTTACCTCTGCTCTTAACTATATGGCTAAAAATGTTCATTCTGCCGAAGATGGAGAAAAGCTGCAAAATGCCGTTGTGGGGCAAGAGTGGAAACCATTGCCGTATTTGTTGAGTATTACAAATTTATTGCTCCATGATATAGAGGCTCCCAACATTGCAAATTGTGATTCGCTTGGAACAAATATCACTGATTTCAAGGAAAGCGACAAGGTGGATGTTATCGGCATGAATCCTCCGTATGGCGGTAGCACGGAAGATAGCATAAAAAGCAACTTCCCGGTGCAATATCGTTCAAGTGAAACTGCGGATTTGTTCATCGCACTTATCATGTACCGCCTTAAAGTTGGTGGTCGATGCGGTGTGATTATCCCTGATGGCTTCTTGTTTGGTACGGACGGAGCTAAACTCGCATTAAAAGAGAATCTACTCCGCAAGTTCAATTTGCATACTATCATCCGTTTGCCGGGTTCTATATTCTCTCCATATACCTCTATTGCAACCAATATTCTTTTCTTTAATAATGAGGCAGCCGATGGCTGCGAAGAAGGGTTCAAGACCAAAGAGACATGGTTCTATCGTTTGGATATGCCGGAAGGGTATAAACACTTCTCTAAAACCAAACCTATGAAGGTGGAACACACGCTGCCTATTCAAGAATGGTGGAAAGATCGAAAAGAAATCATCAATGACGAAGTGGGAGAAAAAAGCCGTGTGTTTACAGCCCAACAGCTGATAGATTTGGATTGTAACTTCGATCAATGTAAATTTCCGAAAGAGGAAGAAGAAATACTCCCTCCGGCAGAACTGCTCAAACAGTATTTTGAGAAACGTGCTGCACTCGACCATGAAATAGACAAAACGCTTTCTGAGATTCAAAAGATTCTCGGTATAGATATAAAATCGTGCAACTGATAATTGTGAAGTGATATGAAAGATTTAACAATCTCAAACATAGAAAGGCAGAATGTACTCAACAATCGTTTTGCGGTTAGTAAAGTACAGGAGCATCTTGACATTGAAGGAATGCTCTTTGAGGGAGAGTATCGCTTTACAAAAAAAATGGTTGCCGATTTCTACGAAGTAGAGGAACGAACCATAGAACGCTACTTGGAAAAACATTCCGATGAATTATCGGCTAACGGATATATTTTATGTAAGGGTAAACACCTGAAAGAGTTGAAGTTGCAATTTGCTCCCGTCATAAATGTCGGGAGCAAAACGACACAGCTCGGATTGTTTAACTTCCGTTCATTCTTAGACATGGGTATGTTGCTTACAGAGAGTGAGAAAGCTAAAAAAGTCCGTAGTCTTATATTGGATTTTGTGATTACCACCATCAACGAAAAGACCGGAGGAGGAACTAAATATATTAATCGCAGGGATGTGCATTATCTTCCTGCTGCAATCACAGAAGAAAACTATCGGAAAAATCTTACCTCTGCCATCAATCAATATGTCGATGGGCATCATACATACAAGTATTCTCAGATTACGGATTTTATCTATAAGGCTGTTTTTAAAGAGAATGCCAAAGAGTATCGGGAAGTATTGAAGTTGGATTCAAAAGACAATGTTCGGCACACGCTGTATTCAGAAGTTCTATTGGTTATATCCTCTTTTGAAAACGGAGTGGGTGCAGCAATCAGTGAACGATTCAAAGAAAATGGTGGAAGGTTGCTTACCGTTGACGAAGTGGAACATATTGTAAACGAACTTGCCGAACACCCTATGCAGAAACCTTATCTGAATGATGCTAGAACCAAAATGGCTTCAAGGGATTTCAGTTTCCGGGATGCGTATCATGGTAATATAGCAGATTACCTGCAAGCTGTTACTCCTGAAGAGTTTGAACGATTCATCGGTGACCAGTCTATTGATTTTGACCGTATCTTAGCTGATAACAAAGATGTGCTTAAACGCTTAAAGCAGGCAGAAGATGAGTAAGGAAATTATTTACATAGATTACGATGAAGCCTTAAACATCTATGGCAAAATGATTGATGCCAGCGATGGTGGTTTTGAAGGAGTGCGTGATGAAGGTGGTATTCGTGCAACATTGGATTTTGTGCAAAATGATTTATACTATCCAACCTTTGCCGACAAACTAACCTATCTGATGTATAGATTCTGTTCCGGGCATTTCTTCAATGATGGGAATAAGCGTATTGCATTGACTTTAGGCGCATACTTCTTACACAAGAATAACTACTACTGGCACGCTTGCATCTGTATGCGTACATTGGAATCTATCATTTACCATGTGGCAGCATCGAATATCGACCAAGATTTGTTGCTGCGTATCGTCAATAGCTTTTTGACAAGTAAAGACTATGACGAGGAACTGAAAATAGATATTGCCAATGCCATGAGTAAGGGCGAATTAGGAATACAAGGCGAAGATTACGAACAAGATTAAATATGAAAACTATAAAAATTATATTATTACTGTTTTGTATTATTTTAGGACTCAACGCTAAAGCACAAACAGTAGGTTATACTTATAAAGCACTTGCAGCCGAAGGTTGCAATATGAAGTACAGTATAGCTAAGCAAGACACCATTTATTCGATAGTAGCTACAGTGTGTTCAGACAGAATGAATTTTCTCGCTGAACCAACTATGAAAATTCGGACATTCACAGGTAAATATCTTGAATTAAGAGGAACTGTGATTGGGAATGGAAGTCAATCTGCTGGTGTTATAAGTGGAAATATTGTAATCCCCGTCACAGAAATAAGTTCTACTGCTCAATTCAGAATTACTCCACAGCAGTTTGAAATCTTGAATGAAGGTGTGGCAAAAATTCGGTTGTCTATGACACCTATGAATCATGAACGTATCTTCAAAAAAGACAAGATAGGAAAAAAGTTATATCAGTTCTATCTGAAGGAAAAACAAAAAGACGAAAACTTCTAAGTCAATTAGAATAAAATGAACGGTAAGCAATTAAAAAACAGCATACTCCAGTGGGCGATACAGGGGAAACTTGTACCGCAAGATCCTAATGACGAACCAGCATCTGTGCTTCTTGAACGCATCAGGGTAGAAAAAGCTAAGTTTGTCAAGAAAAAGAAAATCAAAAAAGACAAAAACGAATCAATCATTTACCGTGGTGACGACAATTCCTATTATGAGAAGTTTCTCGCTACCGGGGAGGTGAAATGTATTGATGAGGAGATTCCGTTTGAGATACCTGCTACTTGGGAATGGGTTAGATTATCAAATGTTTCTGTAATTCAAGAAGGACCGGGTATAAGAAGTTTTCAATATATGCCATCGGGGATTCAACTATTAACCGTTACAAATATTTTGGAAGGTAAAGTTGATATGAAAAAACAAACAAAATTTATATCCGAGCAAGAATACAATGATAAATACACCCATTTTACACTCAAACAAGGTGATATTGTATGTGCTTGTTCGGGAGGTAGCTGGGGAAAATCTGCGTTATTTAATGTAAAAAGAACTCCTGTTATTTTAAATACAAGTACTTTACGATTACGCTATTTCTCTGATTTAGGATGTAACCTATATTTGTATCATATTACAAAAAGTTCTTTTTTCAAGAATCAGCTTGCAGAACAGTTATCTGGGATGCAGCCAAATTTTGGCTATACTCATTATTCTAAAGTATTATTACCATTACCACCATTACGAGAACAAAAGCGTATATCTGAATTAATTGAACAGATACTTCCGTATATATTCAAATACAATTCAGCACAAGAAATACTAAATAATCTCAATAATGACATTAGTATAAAACTAAAGAAGTCCATTCTTCAAGAAGCTATTCAAGGCAAACTTGTACCACAAATAGCAGAGGAAGGCACAGCCCAAGAATTACTTGAACAGATAAAGTTTGAAAAGCAGAAGCTCGTCAAAGAGAGTAAGCTAAAGAAGTCTGCCTTAGCAGATTCTATCATCTATAAAGGTGACGATAACAAGTATTATGAGCAGATAGATAAGGAAACCAAAGAAATAACAGAAGATATTCTCTTTGATTTACCAAACAAATGGCAATGGTGTAGAATTGGAATAATATTCATGCACAACAACGGGAAACAACTTAATAAAGGAAATTCCAAAGGTAAGTTAATGAAATACATAACAACATCCAATCTCTATTGGGATGGATTTGTTCTTGATAACCTAAAGGAAATGCCATTTGAAAAAAATGAAATAGATCGCTGTATGGCTGTCAAAGGAGATTTATTAGTCTGCGAAGGTGGAGATATAGGACGCTCTTGCATTTGGAATTATGACTTTCCGATAATGCTGCAAAACCACATACACAAGTTGCGTCCATATATTCCGTTATGTACAAAATTCTTTTATTATATTTTCAATCTGTACAATTTGGCAGGATTGATAGGAGGTAAAGGCATCGGTATTCAAGGCTTTTCATCCAAAGCTCTACATAATACTCTTGTGCCTTTGCCTCCACTAAAAGAGCAATATCGCATTGTTACCCAAATAGAAAAACTATTTGAGCAACTGCGATAATTCGGTTATTCGTTCTGCTATACGTTGCTGTTCCGCAAAAGGTGGAATACCAATAGGTAGGTTGTAGAATAGCTCCTTATTGAGGTGTGGAATTGCCGCACCTCTTTTTGAATTTTTCAACTCCTCTTTATAGAACAAGATGAAAGCCAAAATATATGGCTTCCACATAACAGAAGAAAGCCATAGCTGTTTGAATGTACTTCCCATATATCCATCTTGTGGAACGGAGAAAACTTCACCGGAATTTTCACCATCTACAAGAATGATGTTATCTCCGGCATAGACAAATTTACCTTTATCAATAACGGCTGCAGATGATTTCCCACGCAGGTATTTTGCATCCAAACAGATGCCCTTCCCGGTTCTCTTTTCTCCATCGGTCAGTTGGCATATATCTTTCAAACGCAATACAACCCAGCTATTAGGATATTCAAAAGGAAGCTCAATTTCAACGATTTGCTCATTTATCCTCTCATAATACTTGCTAATTGCTTAATCTTTGAAATAATTCGATCTTGTTCCATTAGAGGCGGAATAGGTACTAAATAAGTTTTTACAGTAGCAGTTGCAAGTTCCTTTTGTTTTGTACTACCATCCGATTTATCTTCTATCACAGATTGTACCGTATTGCTCGTGAAATAGTAATAAAGGTATTGGGGCATAACAAACTTTTTCATTGCTCTTATAACGGTAACATGACTATCTGCCACAGCCAATTCATACGGGTTTAAGCTACTCCAATAAATTGCCATTCGTCCTAATGTTCCCAATCCTGTAGAGTTCCACATTAAATCTCCGTCCTGTAAAATACGTTCTTCACCATACGATGATAAAGTATCTGGATCTATGAATTGGGCTTTATCTATTGAGAATCCACTCCATTGATTACACTTTTGTGCTACAACAGGGTATTTCTTTATTAGAGAATACTTGGGAGACTTACCCCTTTGGATATAAGAACATATATCATAAAGTCTTACCCAACTCCAGCTATCAGGTATTTCAAATGGAATCTCATCAGTAATATCCATTTCTGTATTTCCAATCTTCTCGAAGTACTTGTTATCGTCACCTTTATAGATAACAGAATCAGACAATGCTGACTTTTTTAGCTTACCTTCTTTTACGAGGCGTTCTTTCTCTTTGCGAATCTCGGCAAGCAACTTTTCGGCAGTTCCTTCATCTGCTATTTGAGGGACTAACTTGCCTTGTATTGCTTCTTGCAGAATTGATTTTTGTAAATTCCGTGCCAAAGAAAGGTCAAGTTCCGCTCTGTCTGATAAAAGCTTATTTAATTTTTGTGATAGTGTGTGCATCGCTTTATATTGTTATGCGATGACGAGAAACTTCTCATAATAGGAACTCAATGAATTTGTGGATGCTATACATTATTAATGATAGCGAATTGTTTAACTAATAATGTATCATACATGAGCTTTGAAAATTTTGAAACGTATCTTCGTCAAGGGAATATGGCGGAGAATACGGTCGCGGCTTACCTCTATGCCGTAAGAGAATACTATTCCCAACACAAGGAACTGAACAAGCGCAATCTGCTTGTTTATAAAACTTATCTCATTGAGAAGTTCAAGCCTAAAACTGTAAATCTTCGTATTCAGGCAATGAACAAGTATCTTGATTGCATGGGGAAATCTCGTCTGAGACTTAAATCCGTCAAGGTACAACAGCGTAGCTACTTGGAAAATGTAATCAGCAATGCCGACTATGTTTTCCTAAAGAACAAACTTAAGAAAGAGGAAAATCAGGAATGGTATTTCGTGGTTCGTTTCCTTGCTGCCACCGGAGCAAGAGTCAGCGAACTAATACAAATGAAGGTGGAGCATGTGCAGATAGGCTATTTCGACATCTACACCAAAGGTGGCAAAATACGCCGTATCTACATTCCGAAAGCTTTACGCAAGGAGGCAACAGAATGGTTAAACAAGGCAAATCGTACCACGGGCTATCTTTTCCTCAATCGCTTCGGTGAACGTATCACTACCAGAGGTATTGCTCAACAGTTGAAAAACTATGCTTCAAAATACGGTTTGAATGAAAAAGTAGTTTACCCTCACTCGTTCCGTCATCGCTTTGCCAAGAATTTCTTGGAGAAGTTCAACGATATTTCTTTGCTTGCCGATCTGATGGGGCATGAAAGCATAGAAACCACTCGCATTTATTTGAGACGCAGTAGTGCAGAACAACAAGAGATTGTTGATAAGGTCATAACTTGGTGAGACATTAGGAAGGGTGGTTCGTCCATCCTTCCTAATTCCGATAAACACACATCGAATATATTATCCATCCTCCCAATGTCAAACAGAAATACGCATATAATATCCAAAATCCAATAACGGAGATTTTTGCTATCCAGCCATTAAGAGAAAACGAAGTATAAGATTTCGCAAATCTATTAACTTCTTTCCAATGTTTTTCATGAGTAGCTTTCAACTCAGCCATTTGTTTTTCAAATAGGCATTTTTCTTCCTCAATCAATTTGTGGCGATATTCAGCAAGGATGGATTTATCCGTTTCGCTAAGTTTTATAGTTATAACAGTATTCTCTACTTGAATAAAAGTGCGACAAATAGCATTGGCTATATTATCGGACTTTTTTATAGCTGCATTGAGAGTTTGTGTTGATTTTTCAAGGGCTTCCATTGAAGAATCTACACAGGCTTTTATCTGTTCCAATTTTTGAATAGCGGCTTTGATGTCCTCTATCTGATTTGTAAGATTGACAAATTCGGTGTCAAATTCTACACGATTTTCTATTTCACTAATATTGTCATCCTGATTCATGTACTTACTATCCTGCACAGGCAAAGGAGATTGGTCAAATTTACTTTTACGCATAGTGTTGTATGGTTATAAATGAAATGCTATCTGCTTCTGTTACGCTTAATGGGCTTACAGAGCCATTTTGCCATTTTTGCACAACGGATTGCCCAGTTACGTTCATCCTCGTCTTTGTCTTTACCCCATCCACTACCGGGACTGCCACCACCTCCGCATGAAGATGACATAGAAGTGGCTGCATCCAAATATCCGGCAAACAACAAGGTGGCAACTTTAAGCAAATCAGCGTGTTTGATTCCTTCATCCGAATCTACAAGTTCTTTGTTAAACACAGACTTTACAGAATGAGGTAAACTTATATCAAACATTTTTCCATCTACTGCAATAGAATAATGATGAAATGGAGGATTTAACTGTGTTACCGTTTTGCTATTCTCTTGCACATTCATTTTTTCATCTTTTGATTGAGGCAGAATTGCTTGCTCAGATGAATTGTGTAATCCAGCCCATGTAGCTTCAATTTTTGATGGCATTAATTTTCGACTTTTACCCAATATTGAAGATTTATAAATGGAGTTCCCCTTTCGTATGGCATATCCTTTGACTACTCCTGCATCGTCTTTCGTTAGTTTTATGTCATATCCCTTAGCATTAAGCATTTGGCAATAAGTAGCCCAATCAAATTTGGGCATGGCTTTCAAAATGGCAATACAGTCTTTGCTGATTTGCTGAATATTTTCGCTACGACGTTGCGCAGATTGTACCCAACCTCGTTTCTCATTGATGATGTTGGCTGCACGAACAGCACGTTCACCGATGTAATGCGCATCATTTGTATTGCCATTATTATCAATTCGGTTAGCCACAATATGCAAGTGTGGAATGCCACTCTTGCTATCAGTATGCAGCGAAACAACATACTGACTGTTTTTGATATTGGTCGGTCTTAACCGACAATCTGATTTGCCAGGTCTTTTGTCAATACCATCAAGCACAGAAATGAATTCATCTGCCAAATCCTGCCAGTCTTTCATCGACCAATCTATCGTTTCTTCTTTGGCTGGAGATATTTCAAAACGCAGTGCGTTCAAGGTTATGGGCTTCGGATTATACCTGTCTTTCATACATTGGTGCTGGTGTTGCATCATCCGTGACCACATAGCCAAAGGCTCTATATTTTCGGGCAAGCCATTCACTTTAACAAGTCGTGCCTTGTCTTTTTCCATTGAATATTCAATGGCTCTCGCTCCGTGAGAGATTGCATTCCCTTGTGCTATCATAACTTCAAATTTGATTTATACTGTCCCGAATCTGTCCCCATCGTGCGATAAGCCTGTTGACTGCTTCTATCCATGCACGCATATAATTTTCATCACGGAAATATCTCTTTTTCATCTCGTCAGGTTTACCTTTGAGAACATTCTGAATGCGGATAAGGTCAGCTCTTGCATCCGATAGAGAATTTAGACCTTGCACTTCTTCATTAGAAAGTCGCTTATTCGGATGGTGATTTTGGAGTAATTTTCGTCCATAGTTACTGAGCGTCATTCCACATTCAGCTGCTTTTGCAGCAACCGTTTCGTACTCTTTTTCAGTCAAACGAATATCAATATGACGGGTACGAACATTCTGTTTATCGTTGTCTTGTTGTATATCCATAGCTGTTTATAACTGGAATTTATTTATAAAAATATTCTATTCATTGCGAGCCTGAGAGTAATGCAAGAAGCCTCCAAGATGACAAATGAGTGAAACTATTTTGTCGGACGGTGGTACTTCTTGCATAGGATACCCATTAAAAATGGAGCATTATCAACCTCAATGCAAGCATTGCATTTGCCCAAAGGAAATCCGCTTGTCTACCAATACGGGAAATGACTATTGGCATCAATATTTATTTGGATAATCAATTATTTTTCTCTTCCCTTAGTTGGGGCTTCTACAAAACCATGTCTCTAACTTGAATCCACCAATTCCAAATGCAAACAATCGATCAAAGTCTGCAAGTTAGGATTTCGCTTTATCATCTTTTGAAGTATCATCGCTGGTGTATCTGTCATCAACAAGAAATCTGCAATATCCAATCCGCTCTTTCGCTGTTCGTCAGTTGCGTATTGTTCCAAGCTATCGCTTAATATCGCTTTGGTACAAATGGGCGAGAGTAAATCTAACTTTGTTTTCCAAACATCTTTTGCTCCCAAATCAGGACACAGCATAACAGACCGACCTTTCAATGCGTTTACCGCATCAGCTTTAAAGCACCCATGCATTCCACCTGTTGCCAACCATATAAAATCCGGCATATAATGGGCAGCTATCAATGCTGATTTTTCGCTTTCAACAATCGCAACCGATTGGGTTGGGTTCTTAGACAAGAGGTGTTCGCCAAAGAAACATTGCTTCAAATGATACTCTTGAAGATTCAATTCTGTATGTACCCAGCTCACATAACTTCTCGGTTCTTTTATCCGATGTCCTGTTGTTCTATCATACAACATAATCTTTCCTGTCCGCACGTTGCCTTGCCAATCAATTTGCCAATAAACCGTAGAACATCCCCATTTCTTTGAAGTTCCAACATGATACAGTTGGAATATCCGGGATGTCTCATCTTTGCCCAATACCCCTGACAAGTAAATGTACAATGGATTCATGGGATAGTTAGTCAGAGAACGCTCCATTAGTTCTTTGGAAATAAAGGAAGGTGATAAACACGGCTTGGGATTACTTACTTTGGTAGAATTATACTTGCTATAATTCATCAGCGTTGGATTGTCATTAAAATAATCCAAGGGTGTATAATGGTATTTGCAAGATTGTTCATGGTCACATCTACCCACATAATCCGGAAAGGTAATCTTTCCTTGACTATCTATGTATTTGACAAAGCACTGTTTCTTTCCACACTTAGGACACGATAGTTTTGAACCTCGCTTATATTTTTGAAGGGAAAATCTATATTCGCTCATACTTCATTGTTTTATTGTTGCAGTCCGTGCAGTTTGCACTTATTGCAGTTTTGCAGAAACCTATATGAAAACAAAGTGCAAACTGCAACAACTGCAAAGTGCAAATGAGGTTGTCTATTGCAGTTTCTCATATTCACCTCGTTTTACTTTCTTGATAATTTTATTTGTGGCAAGACTGACCAAAGAATACATTACAGACCTTTCTGATAGTCCGACTTCTCTCCCTGCTTGAATTGCATCGGAAGTTGTAAACTGTTTAGGAAGGCAATCAAGTAATTCTTTTTTCTGAGGTTCAATACTCTCTCTTAACATATACTTCTGAATGTCAGAATAACAACTCTCAAAATATGCACTTAAAGCAATAGCCGATTTTGTTGAATCTATATCCACAAAATCCTTATGCACCTCCCCACAAGCCCAGCGAAAGATTTGCAGGACTAATGCCAAACGAGCTGTTATCATCGGAGCTTTAATCACTCTGCTATCTACCAGTCCATCATCTTGAATTTGATTGATGGTTCGGATTGCATTATTACGCCAATTTGTAAAATAGGCTTTAGCTTCTGAAGAAAAATCCAGAACAGTTTGTGTATTTTTATCATCTTCATTCTCTACAAAAGGTAAGCTAATCACCTTGTCAATTATTGATTCCCACATAGTCGAGTATTTATCAAAAGACGAATCTACATCTGATTGCCAATCAGCAATTTCTTGGGACGATGGATAAACAAAAATAATTCTGTCAAGCAGTCCGTTTTCTTTATAACCTTTCTCTATCAGTTCGTGCATACGAGTTGTTTGCATCGTACCGACAATATTTATAAAGGGATATTCTATATGAATCGGTATAAGCATACTGCATCTTGAAATATCCAAAGGCTTACCGCTGAATGCTGTCAATAGCTGCTCAATAAGTTGCCCTCTGCTGTATTGGTTCACGGCATTAAACATCCCCATAATCTCATCCACATACACTACAACACCTCGCTGGTTATCATCAAGCGCACGCATTAACGCCTCTGGAGTAAAATCCGATATAATAGTTCTCCGTAAGACAGGTTTGTTTGGCAAAGGAGTAGTGCCTTCTTTCTTACCTTTATTGCTTTCTACCAGATTGTTGTATTGCTCCATCTCCAGTTTGAATTGCTTGATAGCTTTGGCATCATGCTTGCGAATGGGACGGAAAGCAAAATCCAAAGGTGGAGTTTTACCCATTCCGGGACGACCTACCAATATCATATAAAGGGCAGAGTTACTAATCCATCCTCCACGAATACGAATATTGACAGCATTACCAATGGCGGTTGAGACTGCAACCAAAAGAGAAGCCATCATGTATTCTATGGAATAATTCTCTTGCCGGGATAAAGCCAATATCATATCTTGGATTTTTATCGGAAAAGCATCCAAAGGAATCTTGTTCTCAAAGATTCCTTCAAATTCCATTCTAATGGCATTGCATAACTTGATAGAATCCATTAGAATCGGGTATTTCTTTTTGACCTTATGAATTGGGATGCTTCATTTTCCAGATCCTTTTCAGATTTTATCTTACCGGCATGAAGCCACTCGTCTATTTCTGATTTAAGAAACATGATACGCTTTCCTCTTTTATGAAATGGAATTTGATGGCAACTCGTCCATCCATATACTGTTTGTTCTGCCGGATGGCTGGGAATATACTCACACAACTCTTTCAGGTTCATCCATTGCTCGGTTGGGATATTGTGTGTTGGATTATTCAGACCGTCAATTTTGGAATCCAATTCATTCAACTTATCCATCATCCACGACATTGCTTTGGGCAAATCTTCAAATGTAATGTTCTTCTCGCTCATATTATTACTTGTTTACTGTTTGATTTTTCGGCAAAGTAACAGCGATTTCAAATACTGATTTTATGGTGCAATACATCACATAAAAAGACAGCAATGAAACACAATAATCATAAGGGTTACATATTGATTATCAATGTCAATAGTGGAGAATATCAGTAGTAGTTTTTTATGATAGTGTCGCCCATCATAAAGGAATCATAAGGCAATCACAAGAAATGACCATAGATAAAAATAAAAAGCCGCCCACGTAAATTCTACGCAGGTGGCTATATAAATAACCGCTAAACAGTAAATGAATTACATCATTTTAGATAAATAAATTTCAAATAGTTTGATGTAGATTTTATCTAACAAGATGATGATTGACATGTATATCAATTTCGAGCCTCTGCCATTAGTCTTTTAAATTCTTCCATCCTTTCTAATAAAACATTATAAACATCAGCATCAATATCATTTTGATTCTTTAGGATAAGTTTTTTACGCTTATTCTTATTTTTATTATTATTTCGGTTTGCATCTTCTATAGCAATTTGCATCTTTAAGAAAGCTCCCCAGAATGGAGTTGAAATAGAATAACGATCAGAATTATTATCGTACCTTATGATATTTATTGCAGCAGATGATAGTTCATCTAATTCTTTCATTATTTCCTCATCGGTATACGACCGTTGTTTTTGACATACTCTATTCTGTATCTCTGAAAATCTGATAGAGTCTCTTTCTATTGTTACAAATGTTTTTAAGATATACCAAGCAAGTTGTCGCTTCACACATGAGTCATATATACCTTTCAATGTATCTGAGTTTTTATTCACATAAGATTCAATAGCACTTTTAAAATATTTGTCGCCAATTCTTTTATGCTTATATTGTTGTTTGTGAATTTTATTAGAATCACAAATGTCATAACACATTTGGTGTGTTAATGAAGCCAAACGATTAGAATAATATGAAATTTTTTCTATTAAATTGTCTGACATTGAAATATTAAGCAGTTTACAGCCTTGGTTTATGATCTCTTTAATCTCTTGTCCCGATAATAAAGGTACATGCAACTCTGTTATTCGTGGATATAAATTTGAATCCAGATTTATCAATTCTCGTGCAGAACCAACAGCTCCGATACAAATGATTTTTACATTGGGATAATCATTAGCTGCGTCGATAAATATTTTCAGGATATCGGCTATTTTCTTTTTTTCTTCATTAGGTACTTTATGAAAATCCTCAATTATCCATACTGCATCTATTTCTCCTAAAAATTTAGCCAACTTTTGACTTGTAAGTCTAGGAGGTAGTATTCTAACCATAGTTTCACCAAATGAAGACTCTTTTGTTACAGATATTTCTGAAGCAATAGACTTATATTCAGATTTAAGTGAACCTGTTATCGTATAAGATTTATTAGAATTCTTCTCTGCAATGTAAAACCGATCTAAATTGTCAAAAGTGTCAAGTATAATATCATTAATTGTCGTATTTGAGCTACAATGAACTTGAACAAAATTAATTTTCTTATCATACAACATCTTTCGTATAAGTGTTGTTTTACCGCTACCTGAATGACCATATAAAATAATTTGTTTCCCAGGTATGGTAATATTAGATAACAGATTCTCCTCTATCTCACCTCGTCTAACATATGCTAATTTAGCTATTGTGTTGGGAGTAAAAATTTCTTTCAAATCTTTACGATGGAAAATATTTAACAGTCCGGATACAAACTTCACGTTATTTAACTATTTCTTGGTAAAACAAAACGTTAGATTCCAATAAGTGTTTGGTGTCTATAGCCCAAACTGAAAGTTCTTCATCAATATAAGGTTCAATTGAACGATTAGCATCCTTCGTTTGGATATATGATTGTATATACCGATTCCGCTTATCTTCGTCTTGAGGAACCATTATTAACTCATTTATAACAAACCCTTTCTCATTGATTTTGCCTATCAAATGAGAATGATTTCTTATAACTTCCTGTGCTTCTTTATATTTCATAATTTTTAATTTTATCCTAATACACTAATCATAACAAATGAAAAAGTTGATAGATTTATATTTTTTGTTAATATGATATTTCTATGAAAATCCTAATTTCTTAAAGAATATTTGATTGCGCATTTTTGCATCATCAATAACTTTCTTAAAACTTTTTATTTCAATATATGCATTATACTTGGAGTTATAACCAAAGTATCCTTGTCTGTCAGGACTTAGAGCAAGTCCGGCCAAATCGGCAAACTCCTGAATTTTAGGCACTATATCACATACAATGTATATATATACAGGTGTTACACTCTTATCTACAATAACCTCTTCTAATCCCTCTGGCATCTCATATTTGCCTGCAAGAATTTTACCAGCATAACGCAATGCCTGGTTTATTGGATTCTCCTCATCTGGATAGTTGCTGCGTTTAGGTCGCTTGAATTCAACAATAGCAATAGGAGATGTAATCGCATTATCACCATTTCGATAAAACAACCCACTTTCATAAAATATAGCAAGGTCTGGCTCCTTGTGATCAGAACTAGAAATTACTTTATCTGATGCTATATATTGAGTGAAATTAAATCTCTCATCAAGTAACCATAAGTTATGCTCTTCATATTCAACCTCTCTGTCATCCTTTATCATAGGAAATATCAGATTGTGCATTTCGCTCTCTTTGTGAGATTTCCCTCCATCAATCCTTTTACGTAAATCATCGAATAATTCAATGATTCTACGCCTCTGGCAGACATAATGAGCTAAATCATTTTTTGCTGTTTCTGTCACATTCTTTAAAATCTCATTTACTTCATCCTCTAATGATGAATCACTATCATCTTCAGTATCTGAGTATCTGTTCTGCAACTCCTTTAATGCAATTCTAGCATTCTGTTCTTTGTCGAACTTTATCTTTTGGAAGCGCATCTCCAAATCAAAATCTGAGATTCCAATAGGAATAGATTCCATATCTACATCTTTTAATAAAGTTTTATTCCAAGGCGCTGTAGTATATACGTAATGCTCAACTTTTTGTTTCTTGTCATTATATCGTTTTTCTATATCATCAGAAAAATACTTTTTAATGATTAATGAAGTTGTTTTCATTATTTGCCTCTCAGATAAATCTGAGTATATATCATCTTCCTTACCAAAATTGAAGCCATCTCTTTCTGTTGTTACATTGTCATCGAGATATTTACCTTGAACATACGCTTTTATCATATAGTTCTTCTGAGTGCCATTTTCTGTTATCTCAAACATCGTTTCTTTAAACTCAGGCACATAGTTGTGCAATGCAGACTCTGTAACCTCTCTAAAATTTGCAGTTAGACAAATTTTATTTGTTATTGCAGAATAGTATATTTTATAAATTTTGACTACAAAATCCCATTCATTCTCACAACCTTTTATCGTAAAATTTTCGTCTTTACCTATCTGCTGAATATCGGAATTTTCTCCGATATAATCGTTCAATACTATTGAATTGGACTCGTCTTCTTCTTTGATTGTAATTTTTGGAGTATACTTTCCTCCCGTAACAAAGAATACTAGCAAACGTTCCACAAGCTTTCTGGCAATAACTTCAAGTCCTTTATCCAAATCAAAAGACTTGATAGAAGAAAGATGCAGAACTGTACCTGTATGTAGGTCGGGGTTGGATTCAATATCTATTATTTGTTCATTTTCTATTATTTCATCTGCATGACCAAATGTAAAACTACGTTGTTTGTATTTATCGTTTTCGCAAAAAACACTTTCAATAGAAACATTATTAAAGTATTTTAGATACATAAATCGTCCAAAACCTTTACCTCCTTTTGACATCTTAAATCCACTTCGATAGGTGTCAAAAGAGTCTTTGTTTTCCTCAGTAAAACCTATACCATTATCAGCTATATCTATTGATACAATGTCAGACAGAGTATGAGCGTTGTCTAAATTTAAAGATCGTTGGCCAGTTCGTTTTACTATAATATCAATAACACCATCGGTTCTTTCTGGACCAATTGCGTCAATTGAATTACACACAGCTTCAATGACTGGTGTTAAACTTGTCGTTTTAGACTTAATATCCTTGACGATTCTATCAATATTAATCTTACTCATCTCAAATTGATATTACATACCCTAATTTAGTACAAAGATAAGGCAATAATCTCATTTCGGATGAATTATATAGGACTTTTTTAATTTGTTGGTAATAAATCCAATTTAATTGTTTCTGTAGCTTTCTCTTTCTTTTCATCAACCACCTTTGCATACACTTGGGTAGTTCTCACATTGGTATGCCCTAACATTTTGCTAACTGTATAAATATCAGTACCTCCAGCCAGTTGCAGGGTCGCATAGGAATGACGAGCCACGTGCACAATTTAAGCAAAAGCAACGGAAAGTGAAGATGAGAGAAATGAACTGCAAGTGGTTGAGAATGAGCAATATTTCATAATTCTGCCAATTGGCTGCAAAGCAAAGCCGAGCAGGATATTGAGTTATTTCAGTTACCAAACCATTAGCGGTCAGTTACCGAAACCAACACTGCTAACGAGGTGAAAAACAAATAGTTTGTCACCAGTGTTTGTTGCACTGTTCTGCACAACTTTCAATGACGGAGAATGCTTACTGATTGATTATTTTTGCAAACTAAAAAAGTAAGCAGATGAAAGTTGAAAAATTCAAGGTGCTGCTCTACCTTAAAAAGAGCGGATTGGACAAGAACGGTAAGGCTCCCATCATGGGACGCATCACCCTCAACCGAACAATGGCGCAGTTCGGTTGCAAGTTGTCATGTACGCCAAAGTTATGGAATCCACGTGAGAGCAGACTTGACGGCAAGAGCAAGGAGGCTGTGGAAGTAAACGCCAAGATTGACAAGCTGTTGCTGGCAATAAACTCAGCCTATGAGTCACTTGTGGAGCGCAAGACGGATTTTGACGCAAAGGCGATAAAGGATCTGTTTCAATGCAGTGCAGACACTCAGATGACCTTGTTGAAGCAGCTTGACGCCATCATTGCGGACATAGAGTCAAGACTCGGCATCGACTACAAGAAAGGCACGCTGCCAAACTACCAGTACACTCGCCTGACATTGGGATTGTTCGTCAAGAAGCGTTATGGAACTGACGATGTGGCATTCGGTGAGCTTGACGAGCAGTTTATCCGTGAGTACATGGACTTTTGCTTGGACGAGAGAGGTCTTGCACTTGATACAGTCCGCCACTATCTCGCCATCTTGAAGAAGACCTGCCGAATAGCTTTCAAGGCAGGACACTCCGAGCGTTATCATTTCATGCACTTCAAGCTACCTCAAAAGAAAGAGAATCCACCAAAGGCATTGACACGTGAGGACTTCCTGAAAATTCGTGACCTCGAAATACCAGAGCGAAGAAAATCGTTGGCTTTGACCCGTGACCTTTTTCTTTTCGCCTGCTATACAGGCACGGCTTATGCCGATACGGTTTCCATCACGGAAGAAAACCTCTTTCGTGATGAGGAGGGCAGCCTTTGGCTGAAATACCACAGAAAGAAGAACAAGATGCTTGCACGTGTGAAGTTACTGCCAGAGGCGCTTGCCATGTTGGAGAAATACAAAGACCCGACAAGACCAACTCTTTTACCGCCACAGGAATTTCGAGTGCTGAGAGGTAACATGAAAAGTCTCCGAGTACTATCTGGCATAAGTATGGATTTGGTCTATCATGTTGGACGGCACAGTTTCGCATCGCTCGTTACGCTCGAAGAAGGTGTTCCGATAGAGACTATCAGCAAAATGCTTGGTCACAACAACATTCAGACCACGCAAATCTATGCACGTGTCACCCCGAAAAAGCTATTTGAGGATATGGACAAGTTCATCGAAGCCAACAAAGACTTCAAGTTTGTCCTGTAATATTTTCACAAAATAAGAAAGGAACATAACAATGAGAAGTACATACAAGCAGTTTTATTATATCAACCGTGGCAGAGTAAAGGCAGACGGAACCACATCTATATTTTGCCGTATCACGATTGACGGCAAAGTGTCAGCCATAGCAACAGGTCTTTACTGTGCTCCCGAAGAATGGGACACGAAAAAAGGTGAAGCCAAGAATGCAAGAGTGAACGGACAACTGCAAGCGTTCAGACTAAGAATTGACGAAGCCTACGAGCAGGCAACAAAGGAAAAGGGCATCGTTACCGCCGAGATTCTGAAGAATGTTATTGTTGATGCAAATACTATCCCGATGACATTGCTTGCCACTGGCGAGGAGGAGCGTGAACGCCTTAGGCTGCGCTCTATCCGTATTAACTCAACATCTTCTTATCGCCAATCTAAGACATCGCAGCTAAACTTGCGAGAGTTCATCGGGTTACGAGGAATGAATGACATTGCATTTGAAGATTTGACTGAGGAATTTGGCAAATCTTATAAGTTGTTCTTGATTGGCAAAGGGTATAGTGCATCCAATACGAACCATAATCTCTGTTGGCTGCAACGCTTGGTTTATATCGCTGTTGACAGAGGTCTGCTGAAATTCAATCCATTGGAAGATGTCGGATATGAAAAGAAAGGCTCACCAAAGCGTAGACATATATCCAGAAATGACTTGCTGCTCATTATGGAGACTCCTATGGAGGATAAGGCTTTGGAGTTGGCACGCAGAATGTTTGTTTTCTCCAGCCTTACAGGTTTGGCTTATGTCGATTTACGTAACCTGTATCCACACCATATCGGGATGACGGCAGACGGTAGAAAATACATCCGTGAGAAAAGAGCAAAGACCAACAACGAAGCGTTCATTCCCTTGCATCCGATAGCTGAACAAATCATGTCGCTATACAATACAGCGGATGATAGCAAACCTGTTTTCCCTCTTTCTTCACGTGATTCCATGTGGTTTGAATTTCATTCACTCGGTGTGGCTTTGGGTATAAATGAGAACCTTACCGCACACGTTGCAAGACATACATTCGGAGTAAACATGGTTACTTCGGGCATATCAATGGAAAGCATCGCCAAGATGATGGGGCATTCCAACCTGCGAAGCACCCAGGTCTATGCCGTCATCACCGATGACAAGATATCCAAGGACATGGACAAGCTGATGCAGCGCAGAGAAACAAAAGAAACTGACCAGAATAAAAATAAGGAGGACGGGAAATGAACAGAGGGATAATAACAATCAGCGAGAGCGGAACGGTATCCATGCCGACCGATACAGTATGGATGACCATGCAGGAGATTGCCGACATGTATAATGTGTTCGGCTGCTATGTGCGCAAGGCTGTCAAGGCTGTATTCAAGGATGGCATTCTGAAAGAGCATTGTGTGCGCCGTCATGTCAGGAAGAACGGCCGCATCAGCTATGATGTGTATAGCCTTGAACTCGTCATTGCGGTAGCCTTCCGTATTGACAGCATTGAGAGCAGAGCCTTTCGGGAGTTCATTATGCAGTCCGTCATCGGCAGGCAGACAAGCCGCACTAAACTGGTCTGTATCTTTACAGAGAATGCAATGGCATAGACCTGCCATAAAGCAA